GGTGAGAACTTACGATACAACTGAAGATAATCTAAACAACTAACACCTGCAATATTATGTTTCTTTTTGTAATCTGAATAAATAACATTACGAATTGGTGATAACATATCGGCAACTGATTTACCCAATACTTGAACACTTCTGTTATAAAGATATGGAACATCAAAAAACTCCGAGTTCCAACCACTTAATATGTGTGGTGATATTTCTAAATACTTTTGATAAAACTTAGTTAATAATTCATACTCTGTTTGAAATAACTCAACTATCTCATCATCCGTTTCATAATTCTGAATAGTTTTCTTTTCATCTAATGTATAACAAAAATATTTTTCTAACATCTCATCATAGAATGCGATTGATGTTATTTTTTCATTGGCCTTCATTACATCAGGAAAACCATCTACAACCTCTACCTCGATATCAAAAAAGAAAGTTCTAATTCCCTCTGATACCTCATCTGAATCTGTATATTGGTCAACTAAAAATCTTGTTGGTATTGGGACATCACTTTCGAAAACGTTTTTATCTTCATTATCCCAATCATAAACTTTCTTTACTTTATCTCCATCTAATGTATAATGAAGACCTGTTTGATTTTTTACATAAGCGTATTTTTTGAAAGGAACGATAAGATGGCCGCGTTTGTCATCCCATATATGAATTTTGTTTTTTCTTTTATCGTAATGTATTGCTTGGTAAATTTTAGAACCTCTTTAATATAAATAGATTAAAATAATCTGAAACCTTAATTTTTTTTGTAAAATGGGCGGTGTATTTCAACCGCCCAAATTAGTTAGAAGTTAATAGTAACTCCAATGTTTGCATATCGTGGTGTTCCTAAGAATACCTCTGCGTTATGTGGTAAGTGTTGTTTACTACCATATCCATTGTATTGACTATTATCAACTGCATCTTGTACAAATACTTCATCAAGAGCATTAAATACATGACCTGTTAAGGAAATGTCATACCCATTGATTGGAAGTTTATATGATGCGTGTAAATCAAGTTTTGAGTAGCCAGGAGCTTCCCAAACTTGAGCTCTATCGGCATCATCAGCAGTTCCGTCATATTCACGAGCTGATGGTGACCAATCAGAATAGTTCTTGTCATATGTTTTGTAGAATGCTTGTAATCTTAATCCTCTTACAGGTTTAAGAGTAACACCTAAAATATAAGATGTTTGTGGCATATCTCCAACATATAATCCGTTAAGAGCGTATTGGTACTCGGTTGTTGTGTATCCGATTGCTTGACCTTCAGAATTATAATCAGTTTCCTGATAAGTTCCCGCAGCATCTCCCTCGAATTTCCAACTACCAAATGAAGCAATGAAATCAAGTTCAACCATATCATGTGGTCTAACTTTAGTTTCAACTTCAAGACCTTGGTGCTTTTGATTTACTCCTCTTAGGAAGATAATATCAGTATCACCTGATGAACCTTGACCTGTTGTTACAGATTTTGTAAGGTTTCTATCTTGCCAATCAGTATCATAAGCACTTACTCTAACTCCAAGTTTCTGTGTACCGAAGTTTGCACCAATCTCATTGTGTGCGAACTTTTCGTTCGCTGGGTCTGATGCAACTGTACCATCAAAGTAGATAACATTATCTAATATAGGAGCTTTTTCTACAAGTCCTGTGTTAATGAATAATCCAAGATTATCATTTATATTATATAATGCACCACCTTTAACTTGGTAAGTTTGTATTGGGTCTGCAGAAATTAACTCTTGTTCAACGGTAAACCAATCTTGATATGTGTACTCAATAGATGAGATTCCACCCATACCATAAAGATTTAGTTTATCAGTAGTGTAGTTTGCCTGAACAAATCCACCTAACCAATCTACAGTTGTTTCATTGTGATAAGCAATTATATCACCTAATCCAACTTTTTTACCATCTTCAAAGTTATCGTCTGCATAATCAACATAGTAATCACCACCTAATAAATCACGAACTTCACGAGCGTGTTCTATTTTAGCAGTTCTCCAATCGATACCAGTTTGTAGTTCTAAATTATCATTTACTTTATAATTTAATTTAGAAATCAAACCATATGTATCTTGTCTGTTAATAGAATTTCTAAGAATTCCTGTTGAACGATTTTCAGATGTTGAGAAGTTCTCGTCAATGTTATCAGAATTTTGTGCAATTTCTGCATTCCAATCCCATTGCCAAGGTGAACTTGCATACCATCTTTCTCCTTCAACTGCTGGCATTCTTGATACACTTCCATATGTACCAGTACCACCACCTGAACCACCACTCCAATATAAAACAGAACTTAATCTTGTTTTATCATTGATAGTTAAGAAGTGATTTAAATTCACTAATGGTTTGTGGAAGAAGTTTTCTCTTTCATTCAGAAAGTTCTTATTGAATCTATTTGTCGTGTTTGCTCCATACATATACCAATATTGTTGACCTGTATATGATGGGTCAATAGGTGCGACATTTTGATTGAACAATCTACCTGCTTCGGTTTCGAACTGGTTGCCTTCTGCGAAAGCGTCAGTATCATATCCGTCAATATCACCAGCTAACTCTTGTGAGTAAGTAGCAATATTCTGTTTGTATAGATTTTGTCCATGTCTTTGTGGAGCACCGATTGCATAAAGCTCGAACCTTTGTTTATCACTTACAGCATATGAACTACCAAAGTAGTATGCCCAAGCGTCAGTCCAAGTTCCATCGATTATTCCATCACCAGTTTTACGAACAATTGTCCCACTTAAAGCTAACTTGTCATTTAATAATAGACCAGTATTGTAGTTAAAAGTAGTTTTAAGAAAACCACCTTCACCAGCTTCTTGTTTGAACTTCCCACCCTTTTCAAATGATGTTGGGTCGGTAATTATATTCATAGTTCCACCAATAGAAGGTGTTGCCAGATTGACTGCAGATAATCCTCTTTGAACTTGGATAGATTGTGCAACATCTGCTACACCATCCCAATTAGACCAGTATACCCAGCCATTTTCCATGTCGTTTTGAGGAACACCGTTAATCATTACTGCAACATTTCTTTGATTAAAACCACGAATGTTGATACGAGCATCACCCGCACCACCACCTTGTTGAGTAGCGTAAACACTTGGTGTTGTGTTAAGAATCATTGGAATATCTTGAGAACCTAATCTCAAGTCCATTTCTTCTTTAGTAACATTAGTGTATGCCACAGGTGTTGTTACAGATGCACGAGATGCTAACACCTCTACATCTGATAGGGAAACCACATTAATATCCATAATGAAATTTAATGTAGCCATACCCTCTCCAACTACAACTGATTGTGTTAGAGAAGAGTAACCAATGAAAGAAGCAGTTACATCGTAGGTTCCTGCTGGAATGTCAATGTGTGCGATACCTACTTCATTCGATACTGCACCCATATTAGTTCCAACAACTACAACATTAGCTCCCTCAAGTGGATTTGAGTCAACATCAGTAATAACAGCGTGAATAGATTGTGAGAACAATCCAGTCATAAGTACTACTGATGCGATAAGATTACGATAATTCATAATCATCTCCTTGTTGTTTACTTGTGAATGACACATTTTTATCCTGGTGTGTCGTCTGCCAGCGGTATGTGAATCTTTTAACCATTTGCAAATTCTTGGTCGTCGTTATCCCCAGTCAAACTTGGTATTTCACAAGAGTCATTGTTACAGAATTTATCTATTTCTGCTTCTTCGTTTTTAATTACTCCAAAGTTCAACTTACCTAATTTTTTAATTTGTTTATTATACTCTTTTTCCTCAATTGCTTCATAAGGCATTTGTGGATATGCTCCCCAATCGTGTCTTGGTAGTAATGATATACCCTTTAGATGATATTGGAAATAATTCAATACATTTGGTATTTCATCTCCTTCCTTTTCAGGATTGAATGTTACGGTACAACTTACTTGGTTATCAGCCCAATGTCTTTGTAGGAATGAAGCTAATGAGAATTGTTCCCATATGGATAACTCTTCTGCAGTTCTGATTCCCTCACCAACATCTACTGGTACTTCAACTACTAATGTTGAATCCTCTGAACCAAAGGCAGGTTCAATTTTATAACCTGCCTTTTTCAAAGGTTCTATTAGTTCCGAATTAATTGATAACCTAATTCTTCTGATATAAAATCTTGATTCAGGATAATGTAAACCTGGTGTAGAACCTGCTAATAATGATACAGTTCCACTTGGTTTTACTGATGTGGTTTTGATACTCTTTGGTATTGCAAACCAATCTGAGTAAACATCATCCCATTCTTGTATATGGTCATATCCGTCTTCTAACCAAGTTTTTAACTCATTTAATCCTCTATGTGTAATAAACTGAGCAACACCACTTACACTACATCCAATTCTTCTGTTTCTTAACATCACTCTGTTTGTATCACTCCAATGAGTTCTACCGAGTGTAACGGTTTTTGCATATAGATAAGCATATTTTAGTGTTCGTTTATAATCTTCTAAATCGTCGTGATTATCTGGAAAGGTTTCCACTAAACAACATAGTTCATAACTTTCTAATGTTTGTTCCAAACAAGGATTACCACCCATTGCTCTATGGTCTTTATCATCACCACCATTCTTCATTCTTGAATAGTGTCTCATGTTTTCTAACCAAGCTAAACCTGGTTCTCCATTATCTACGATTCGTTTTGAAACTTCTGTATAATCCATACCGAGTTCTGCAAATATTGAATTGTTTGATGTCCAACCATATTGGTCTCTGTGTGGATTTACTTTATAGTTTTTTAAATCTAAATATTCTTCTGAATGTGGGTCTCCAAATACAATCTCAGCAGTTCTTCTAACATTACCTGCTACAACACATTTACCGATTAGATTCATAATATCTACAATGGTTGTGATTGTGATTGGTTCTCCACTATTCTTTTCTAATACTTTTCTAATATCTCCGTGAACTTCTTCCAATGGTTCTGGTCCTGATGATACTCCACCAAATCCTTTAATTGGTTCACCTGCTAATCTAATTAAACTATAATCAAAATTAACTATTGGTGTTTTGTGGAAATAACTTTCTAATAATAATCTTAGTGATTCCACCCAACCTTCTCTTGTATCTGGTATTTCATAAGTAGTTTCTCTATTTTTATCAACACCTTTAACGATAATTTCCCCCGCTCCTTTAGTGTCAAATCCTACTCCAACTCCTAACATACTTGCATCCATTAAGAAACAAAATGGTTTTGCGTAATCATCTTTGATTGTTTTTGTGGATACAAATGCACAATTATTTAGTGCGGCATACAATCCTTTTTCTTCTGTGATTGCTGTTCCCATCGCCCATAAACCACGACCTGGTGGTAAGAACTTCATATTGAAAATTCTATCATACATTTCTTGTGCTGATTTTTGTGCTTGCCATGGATTCCAACCTAATTGATGTGATTCAATCCAATTCATTTGCATTGAATAAGTTCCCTCTACAACTCTTTGTACGGTTTCCCACCATCTCTCATTTTTACCATCCTCTTTGATACGAGAATAGGTTCTCATATAAACTAACTCACCTAATCCATTAAAACCGAATGGTGCTTTCTTTCTTTTGTACTTACTTACAAAATTTTCTGATAACTTAAACTTATGTTCTCCCATTGTAACAAACTCCTTATTTGTAAACTATTTTATTAACCTTCTCGTATTATATGTATGATATATATGGCGGAATATTCCCGAATATATACAATTTCTTAGAAGTTTAAAAAGATTTTCTTAGAAGTTTTATTCAAACCCCTCACCATCAAAATCTTTCTTCTTCTGTGCCAATGTTTTTCTAATATATTCATCAGCATTATTCATTTTTCCTTGTACTTCTTTACCACCTTGAGTGTTGGTTTCATAAATCTGAATGAAACCTGTATTGGTATTTATGGTTGCTGGAAAGGTTATTCCATCTGGCCCAAATCTATTTTTAATCACATGAAAACGACCTGTGTTTGCTATCTTATCTTCCACTTTTCTACTCATACTCATAACAAAATCAGCTGTCATCACCTTTGAATAGTCTTCTGATACTTTACTTGCATCAATCACATCTTCCTCTAATGATGAACGATTTGCTTGTGAAGCAGTCCATATCGGTATATCAAATTCACCACCCATTCCCCTTAACTCTTCATACACATGACCTATTTGATGTCTTTTTTCTGTGAAGTGTTGTGTTGATTTCATAATATCTGCATAATCCACAATAACCATATCAGGTTTGATACCTTGTAATACACATTGTTGTAAATGTGCAGTTAAAGTGTTTACACTTGCAGTTCTTGTTGGATAATATTTTATTATCAACTCACCTTTTAATTTATTTATCTTACTTAAAACTTCTTCTTTATAATATTGTAAGTTACCTGTTGGTTGTCCACTTACTATTGTATCATATCTTAACCCTACATATTGAGCATTTAACTCTAATGTATAATGAATTACAGTCAATCCTTTTGCAACTGCATGTGCACCAATAGCCTGAAGTGTCCATGATTTACCAATACCAGCAGGTGCAACTACAACTCCAAGTTCACCACCAGCTAATCCACCATCCATTAAATCATTAACACTATCCCATTGTGTTGGCATAGTATTTCTTGATTGTTGGTTCATTCGTTCTTCAAAACCTGTAATGTATTCGTGTCCAATATCTCTCTCCATACCAGCGGTCATGGCTTTATCTATAATGGTTTTTATTTCATCATACTTCTGTACTTCTAACAATTCTACCGAATCCATAATAGCATTCTTAACAACTTGATTCTTACAAAACTCTAATGTTTTTTCTTGAACAAATTCTAAATCATTACTCTCACGATGTTGCCATGCATTTCTTAAACTATCTACAATAGCTGTTTTTAATGCACCATTCTCTACATCATCAATCAGAACTTTGATTGCTTCCATTGTTGGATTTTTTTTATATTTGGAAAAATAATCCTTGATAGAACTAATCAAGAATTTATTACTATCGGAATCAAAATACCCCACTTCTAAAATATCAATAACTTGTTTGGTAAACTTGTTATCCACAAGAAGTGATGTAATTATCTTACTTTGAAAACCAGTACCATATTTTACTAATGATTCACTCATACTCATATATATAACTATAACTTTCCTTGCTCATAATTCAATTTATTTTCTCCAAATCCAAATTGGTTCACCGAATGCAGTGTTTTGTGTTTCTTGTGTTTTTTCTTTTAACTCTTCATTGAAATATTCACTCTTGGCATTTCCTGCACCACCACTATTGAATCGTTTGGTCATTTCCATTCCTATACATCCAGCGTATTTTAATCCCTTTGATTTTAGAAAATCATTCATTGGATTACAGATTTCATAATAACCTTTATCTTTTGGATTGTATACATCTGCAATATTAATTGCAAGTATCCCATCTTTCTTTAATGTAGGAATTAACTTCTCAAGTGTTTTGTGTAAGAAGTTTTTATTCCAACTATCAATATCTTTATATCTTATATAACTTTGTGTATCTTCATCTGAATATTTCTCTACATTGAAATAAGGTGGTGAAGTAAAGATTGTATCAAAATGGTTTTCATACTTTGTAAAATCTACATCTTCAGCAGGTGAACAAATTAATTCTACTTTCTTTTCATTCTCAAATATTGTCCTATGTTTCTCATAAAACTCGATTTGTTTTTTATAATTTGGATGGTTTAAAGTGTTAGGGTCTATACCAACATAATGTTCTGTAGTTTCACCACAATAAAATCCTGCTAACCTATCACCCCAACCAGCACTAAAATCAAGTACATTAACACTTTGATGATAATCATAGAATGCTTTAGCAATACTTGGTTTAAATTGAGATGCCACATACTTTCTTAATGTTGTAGCCATTCTGATTGATTGTTCATCAACCTTTGTTAATACTTGTTCCAATGAATAGAATGCCCTAACAATTGTTTTGATACCCTTTACAGTTTGCCATGTTTTCCAACCACTTGGTGTTCGTGTCCAATCAACTTTCCATCTTGTTTCTATATGAAATGGATTTGAAGCATTATTACCACTATTATCTCGTTTGAAATACATTTCAGATAAATCATATTTCGACTCCGTTTCATTTCGTGGGAACCAACCACTCTCTACTAATAATTCTGGCCACCTAATACCTTTTAACTTATTCAAACTATCAAGTGTTTGTCGCTCCGATATAACTGGTATTGGTGGCCTATATGTGTGTAATACTTTTGATAACTCTTCAATAACATCTTCTTTTTCATAAGTTTTCATAATGGATTGCCATTCTTTTTCATCAATAAAAATATATGGTTTCATATTATAAAACTTTTGGAAGTGTTCTTGTATTGTCATCCTAAATTCCCATACATATCTTGTACTTTTTTATCATAAAATTCTTTTCGTTTCCTATCACGATATTTTTGACGAGCTTTTGCCTTTATCTCTTCTGAATTTCTTTTGTAGTGGTCCATTTGCCACTTTCTTTGAGCTTCTCGTCTTTCTTTTTCTGTATAATATTTTTTCTTTCTACCCATGAGTTTTTTCTGCCATATGATTTAATCTATTGAATGTAGTTGCCAACCAACTTTCAAGATTAGGTAAAGCAGTGTACAACTTATCTTCTAAAAACATTCTTTGAAACTTATGTTTTACCATTCTCTGAATTGGTTCTCCTGTGATATGTTGAGTTTTTTGTTTACTACTACCACCCATAACACTATCGGTTAAATCCATTAGTTTCTTATTTAAAAGTAATTGTTCTTCATTATTTACAATAGTTTCACATATTTTGTATTTTTTTCGGTTTGCTTTTGAACTCTTCAGAATATCTTCTATAGAATATTCATGTGGGGATTCAAGGAATGGAAATACTTTCAGTAGTGTTTTTAATCCAGCACCTTTTATACCTGGTATCCCATCTGATTTATCACCATCTATAGTTCTGAACAATAAGAAGTTCTTTGAATTAATTCCATATTCATTCACAATTCTTTCTTCATCATACATCAACTTTTTCGTTGGTGAATAAACTTGTATTCTATCATCCACCAACTGAAGAAAGTCTTTATCGGTTGACATAATTGTAACCTTATCATTAAATACATGCTTAGCTGCATAACCAATAACATCATCTGCTTCTACATTTTCAATGTTCATTAATGTTAATGGTAAACATTCAAGATACTCTATTACTCGATTCAATTGTCGAATCATCATCTTGTGTTCATCTTCTCTTGTAAGTGAAACATCTAAGTGTCGATTCAATCTAACTGACATTTTTCTTCCTGCTTTATATTCAGGAAAAAGCTTTCTTCGGCGGTTAGACCCACCTTTACCATCAAATACTATGATAGTTCGAGTAGGTCTAACCATATTAATAGTATAACCAATTGACCTTAAAAAACCTACTATTCCACCAATGTGAATACCATCCTCATTAGTAGTAGGTATCGCAGAAAACACTCTAATAAAAGTGTTTAACCCGTCTATTAATAAAACCGAGTCATTTGGTTTACCACTATCAACTTTTCCGCCAGATTTTTTAATCTCTTCGAGTATCGATAAGTGTTTTTTACTAATCACCGATAACCTCATCTGTGAACTCTACATCATCAATACCAAGTTTCTCTTTGTATTTCAATATAACCTTATCACAAATGATTTTATATACGTACTCTCTCAATTCATCATCTTTGGTAATCAACTCTTCCCAATCTTTTGATAGGAATTTGTGGTCTTCACCATTCTGGTCTGTGAGAGTATACCAAGCACCACCTGATTTAACTAACTTGTGTTCTTTCAACACAGTCAACCATGCACCATAATTATCAATACCTCTATCAAAGTACATATCATAATCTGCATGTCGTAAAGGTGGACCTAATCTATTCTTAACAATCTGTGCTCTACACTTCATACCAAGAACATTTTTTGCCGTATCTTTAATTTGTCCCATATTCTTCAATCTAATTCTTGTTGAAGCATGGAATGGTAATGCTTTTCCACCACTTGTAGTCCAGGGGTCTCCGAACATTACTCCGAGTTTTTGTCTTAACTGATTTGTAAATACTAAAGCTATTTTCTGTCTACCAATCATTTGAGTAATCTTTCTCATAGCTTTAGATATAATAATAGCCTTGGCTGTTGCCCAACCATCCTTATCAAAATCTGCTTCTAACTCTACTTTTGTAGTAGCGGCTGCCAGTGAATCAACTAATATAGTAACTAATCTATCTTTATCTGATTCTCTAACTTTGGTTACGATTTCTTCAATCGCTTCAAATATATCTTCTACGGTTTCTAAGTGTAGGTATAACATTTTATTCATATCAATACCAATCACTTCCATAAACTCTTGACTAACTGAAGTTTCAGTATCTATATAAACTGCGATACCACCCTTTTTTTGAGTTTCTGCTAACATATGAGCCCCAAGTAGTGATTTACCACTTGATTCCAATCCGTTAATTTCTGTGATTCTACCTACGGCAATTCCACCATCAGGTTTATTTGATATAGCTAAATCTAACATAGAACTACCTGTGGATATAAAATCTTTTATATCTGTTGGTGTTGTATCACTTCCATCTAAGAAGTATGCTACCTTAGTATCTTTGAACTTTTTATTTAAACTATCGGCCAATGTTGTGGCCAATACATCATTTACTGATGCCATCCTAATCTCCTTAAGTTAATAATAGTGTGTGGTTATGGGTTACAATAACGGCCCAACCTCATATTATATTGTTAATTGCCACACACTATATATTGTTATTATTTACGAATTGAACAATTCATCAAACGCATCTGCTGAATTACTTACTGTCTTTGAGTTTGAAATCTCTGAAGTAGAAACTTTTTCTTTTTCTCCTTCATCTGATGATGAATCATCACTTGGATTCAACCACTCATTCAATATATCAGTAAGGTCATCATAAGATAACTCTTGATAGATTTCCTTAATATCTTGTTGTGTTTTTACTACTTCAAGAACTTCAGGTTCATCTGAAATTGGTGTTTGATTAGGTTTAACTCTGATTTTTGTTGTTGGATAACTTGCTCCAGTCTCCTCTGCTGAGATGAACTCAACAACAACATCACGACCATTTACAGGGTCTGTGATATCTCCATAATCAGGGTCTGCGATAATAGAAAGAAGTTCTTGATAAACTGTCTTTCCAAATCCCCAAAACTTCACTCCTTGTTTCTCTTCACCTCTTACAATAACTGGTGCAAAAGTTCTCATTTTAGCTTCAAGTTTTCTTGATAACTGATAATCTTCTTTCGAACCACTTGCTTTTAGTTTTTGAGCAAACTCCTCAATTGGGTCTGGTCTACCAAAAGAAATTGGTGAAAGATAAGAACGATTGTTCAAATTGTAGTGAAAGAATAATTCAATAAAAGGATTATCTTTATTGAAAGCGTAAGGAACGATTCTGATTTGAGTTTTACCTGGTTGTGGCTTCCAAAGACTGGAAGTACGATTGTTCGTGGTTTGTAACTGATTTAATCGTTTTTTAATTGCATTTAAATCCATTATGTATCTCCTATTAGTTTATGTTTATTGTTTATTTATTAATGGTATCATTTATCGATACAATAATAAGTATAACCGTGTTTTGCTTTATTACAAAATATTTTCATTTTTCAAAAAAAAAAAATGGCCACCATTGTTTTTTAAGTTTGTAGTATAGTGGAAACTAAAAATCGCTGGGGCCATTTTTTAAATATTTAAATTGGAAATCTTGGGAATGTGAGATTAACGATTACTCACAACTTAAAGCTTGGATTTTTTAGTACCTTGTACCTAATACCCATCAGTTACGATGATTCTTCTCAAGATGGTTAATCTCATTGAAGTGGTTACAACACCTGTATTATTGCTTTATCTCTCCAAGTTTAGATTGGTTCAGCCATAAAGTGGGATTTCAGTTTTACCCTTACCCACAACAAGGTCAATAGAATCGTTTCTATTGTTTTTCTTCAAGTACATTAGATTATTGATGTCTCAACTATCCCACCATTCGGCTTTGTAGGTTCACCACGAACTAATCTTGGATTGCGTTATGGGCTTCTAAAGGATACCCATTATTCTGCCAATTCCATACAGAGTTAATTACTCTCTGTACTTTCCGATTTCTCAATTGTCAAAAAACTTTGTATCAAACTTGATACATTAATATATATGTATATAAATTCTCAAAATACATTTTTTTTTATTTTTTTTAACTTATTTAAGTTTTATAAAAATAGTATCTTTGAACTCTTTATACTTAGCTGTAATCTTAATAGTCTTACCTTTCATTTCAGGTAAAGGTCCAAACATTGTATTAACTACACCATTGTTGGAATATGTATATGGATTAACAACTTTAAACTCATCAGATGTTATACCATTACTCCATTTAAATTTCTTCTCAGTAGACCATACTACTCTTTCATGTTCATCAGATTCAACCTCACCAGTTAATCTAACAAGAGTTTGTTTTATATCACTTAAAACTAATTCATAAGTTTTATGACCTACTTTTTTTAAATTATATCTTTCATGAGGTTCTATTTTTATTTGTGCAAATAAAACATTAACAAAAAATATTAATAATAACCATTTTTTCATCTTTTAACTTCTTTCCATATAGTTCACTTGAACTTCATTAAGATGATAATCTCTGTCTGAGTATTGAAACTCATCTTTGATGTGTTCTTGTGTTTTTTCTGCAATAGTATCTGCAAACCATCTTGCATCTCTATTCTCATTCTTTAATGCCTTCTCACCACACCCTTGTTCTGGTGTGAAAATCTCCATAGTTACATTTACAAAATATCTTGCCATAATTTTTCTCCTTTACATTTCCAAAGAATCTAACCACTCTTCTATTTCTTGTGGTGTCATTCTTCCATCTTCTTCAAGAGCTTCTCTTTGCTCTTGTCTTGTTTGTGGTCTACCATTTAAATAGGT